TCTGATGATGAGCAGGATATCTTCTTATAGGCATAACGTGTTTATACAGTGTTACAAAATAGTAAGTGGTATACTTTTATTACTTATTAGGATAAAACGTGTTACAGGTATGATATAATGGGTTACAAGTGCCATATTAGATATTTAAACAAGCCGATAATGATTAAATAAGAGGTATATATGTTTGAAAGAGCCAAAACCAGAATAATTGAAGGTAAAATTAGACTTCAGGAAGCACAGATGGATCTCGAAAATCTAAATAATATTAGGCCAGTTACAGAAAGCAATAATTACATCACTCCAGAAGCGGATGAAGCAGACTGGAAACTAATGGGATCTAATAGTGAAAAGGGTCTTGATTCTATTGATCAGGAATCACTAAGAAAACAGGCAATTAAAACATATTACAAAGATTCTCATGGTAGAAATATCATCAGGCTGTTTGAGAAATATGTTGCAGGACATGGTTTTAAAATAGCACCTATGAGTACTATCCCAGCAGTGAAAGAATATTGGAATGAATTTTGGAAAGTAAACAAGATGTCATTAAGAGCAAAAGAAATTGTACGAAGATCAATGAGAGATGGAGAAACTTTCCTTCGGTATTTTGAAGGTGAAAAGAGAGATCCTATGAAAGTACGATTCATGAATCCAGCTCTTGTTGCTGATCCAGAAAAACCACCTTTAGATAGTGATAATAAAATCAGTGATGGAATAGAAACCGATCCTGATGATATTGAAGAGGTTCTTGGATATTATTATAAGAATAATTATATTGGAGCGTCAGAAGTTCAGCACATTAAAATACTGGTAGACAGTGATGTTCTCAGAGGTCGTTCGTATTATGAGCCTATGTTACAAAGTTTGGCTATGTATAAAAAATGGTTAATGGATAGAATGAAATTAAATGAGATTAGGAATACAGTTGCACTGATTAAGAAGGTTAATGGCAACCCCACCAATGCAGCTAATGTTGCAACCAAATATGAAACATCCAGGAAAACAAATCCTGACGGGACTACTCTGTCTAGGGCTCCAAAAAATGTATCTGTATATACAGTAAATAAGAATGTTGACTATGATTTAAAATCACCAAATCTACAGGCAGCAGATGTTCAACATGATGGTAGAGCATTATTATTGAATATAGCTGCTGGAGCTGGACTTCCTGAATTCATGATCTCCAGTGATGCCAGCAATAGTAATTATGCATCAACGGTTACCGCAGAGGGTCCGGCAGTAATGGAGTTTGAGGACTGGCAGGACTTCTTTGGTGAAGCATACAAGATGATGTTCGAACGTGTTATTGAATACGGAATTAAGCAAGGTAAAATTCCTAAGATGGAATCGTATACTGAAAGAGAAGTACAGCCTGATAAATCAATCAAAGAAATTAAAATCACAGAGCCTACATCAACAGAATGCAGTATCACATTTCCAGATCTTGTTACCAGGGATATAAAGCAAGAAACTGAATCTTATATTCTCCAAACTAATGCAGGTTGGATGTCAAAAACTACTGCTCAAGGGAGACTGGATCTTGATCATGAACAGGAAATGGATCTTATGGCAAAAGAAGCCGAAGAAGAACCTGAAGAAGAGTTCGAGAAAGATAAAGAAGATCTTGAAATTGAGAAACAAAAAAAAGCAATGGCTGATGAAGAAGCTGCTGCAAAAGCGAAAGAAGAATGATAGTATACCTAAGAAAAAATACTTCTATGATCCAGTTGAGGATTACAACGATTGGACAGGACCGGATTGAATGAATTATATTGATGATATAAATAAAGCGATAATAAAAAGTCAGGCAGCTAAAAATATAAATCTTACAGATGAGCTTCGGAAATATCGTGCTGAATACATCAGAACTACCGGAAGAATCCAGAATCTAATTTTAACATACGATAATAAAAAAACTAATAACATGGGACCATTATTCAAATCAATAGAAAAAGAAATGCTAGTACTGAGTAATAAATTAACAAAATCAGCACAAGCACTGATTGGTAAAAGTGTTCGCAGATCTTTAGTTGATACCAAAGCAAGCATATCTATGTTCAAAGGAGCATTAAAATCTGGTGCATCAATAGGAATGAAAGCCGAAGTATTCGATAAAGTCTGGAGACGGGCATTAGGTAAAATGATTAAAGGAACCAGGGGAGTCAGTCTATCAACTAATATATGGGATTTACATCAGATATCATATAAAGAGATTAGGAGAATGATTGCTAAAGGGTATGTAGATGGATTATATCCTGGGGAAATCATGAACAATATTAGAGGGTTCCTTTATCTTCCTGAAGCAGATATGCGAACAAATAAATGGAAAAAGTTTTATAAAGAATTTCCTCCAGGGCGTGGAAGATATAAATCTGCATACAAAAATATGGATAGGTTAATCAGGACAGAGGTAACGACAGCATACAGAACAGCAACAGCAGAATACGCAAGTAAAAAATCATGGGTGAAAGGTATTCAATGGCATCGGTCTGCAGGGCATGGGGAATGCGTTTCTGGAGAATGTGATGCCTATCAAGAGAATGATGAATATGGATTAGGTGCTGGAGTATATCCACCATCAGCAGTTCCTATTTCTCATCCTAATTGCCAATGTTATATTACAATCGTAGCTCGTGAAGAAGCTCTGGTTGTTGACAATATAAAATAGTAGGAATAGATTAAGAACAGGAGAGAAAAAATGGCAGAGGAAAAAAAATCAGTTGCAGGATTGAAACAGGCAGAGATTACTATCATTGAAGAACAGTTAAGCATGAACTTTGGAGTATTTCCAATCAACATTGCTAATAAATTATCAGCTAGATTTGATAATTATGTACAGGAGATGAAAACCGTAAGATCACAATATGCTTATATAGAATCTACTATTCCAGGTAATTCAAATGAGGTACAAAATCAGCGAAGAAAAAAAATTGCCGATATAAATAGTAAGCTGAAAGAATTAGACAAAAAAAAGAATGAAGCGACCAATCAATGGCATAAAAAAGTCGTGGCTTATATTGTTAAAACTTATGGTGATCCAGTAATAGAAAATGGGGTCACTATAGCTTATGGAGACCGAATTGAAGTTATGAGAAATAAACGTTTAAAGAAATTCTGGTAAGAAATGGATAAGGCAACCAACAATGCTATGTTTGCCAATTGGCTTAGTGCAGAAGTCAAAGATATTTTAGAACAGGATGCCAGCAATAATAGTTGGTCTTTAGTTAATAAATTACAGTTACCTCCTCAGAGTTTTCTCTGGATTGAAGATAAAGAAGATAGAAGAAAATGGCATCTACCATATCGTGAAGGTGCTGGAGGAATTGATCCAGATACCAAGATGTATCGAAGAGCCGGAGCAGTAAATCTGAATGCACTCAGAGCTATTGATCAGGCTATGGGAGGCTCCAAAGCAAGAATGCCTTCTATAATTCCTAAAGAAATTAAAAGCAAAATAATCAAACTATTGAAAGAATTCAGTATTGGGAAATATAGCGAAAGTAGGAAGGATACAGAAATGAAAGCTATGAAAATTTCAGAGTCAACAATATCAGGTCAATTCAAAGAAGGAAAATTCGATAAAGAAAATCGAACTATCACAGGGGTTATTATATTGAATGCAACGTCCAGCAATAGATATTTCCCTGGCAGTAAAGGTACTAGATTTTCAGAAGCTTTCTTGAGAGGTATTGCTGAAAACATTGATGGTAAAAAGTTCTATATGAATCATGTAAGTATGGAAGAGCTTGATAAGCATCATGGTGTCAGAGATGTAAAAGATATACTTGGATTTTATGAAAATGGCAGGATGGAAAATGGAGTTCCCAGAGCCGATATAAAATATTTAGAACATCAGGCTCCCATTGTAGAATCGTTGGTCGGTGAAATGGCAGACAAGATAGGTGTGTCAATCGTGGCGAATGGTGAGATGAGTTACGATAAAGAAACGGGAATTGCAGAAGCATATTCCCTCAAGACTCTGCATAGTGCGGATCTTGTTACAGAACCAGGTTCAACGAATAATATGTTTGAATCTGGAAATCCAAATGAGGAAGAGGAAAGTATGGATTTAAAAGATCTTACATTAAACGAACTCCTTGAGAATCGGCCTGATATGATAGAGGCTATCGAAAAGAAAGTTCAGGACAATCTATCAAGCAAAGATGAAGTTGATGGTTTGAAAAAGCAGATTGAAGAATTAACTGAAGGTAAAAAAGCTTTGGAAGTAAAAGTGGATGAGTTTGAAGTTATTGAAGCGACTGCAAAAAAGAAAGAGACTGTTGATACACTTTTGAAAGAAAGTAAAATTGATGAATCTCTTGTCACTCCTATATTCAGGGAAACACTTTCTGAAGCAAAAGATGAAGAGGCTATGAAGGCTCTCATTGAGGACAGAAAGCTTTTGACAAAACCTGAAAAGAAAAAAGGTGTATCAGGAATGGGCGACCATACTGATATGGATGAGTCTGATGATGAGACCCTAAGTGATGAAGATTATGAAAAGGCAGTGATCGAAGCTGCAAAAGAACGGGGGTAAGTCATGGCTAATAAATTTAGATACCGAAGAGGACCACAAATTTCCAGGAAGGTAAAAAAGACTGGAACAGTGGCAATTGAACAGGGTGACATGCTTAAAATAATCTGGGGAACTGGAAGAGTAACTGCTGCCCTATTATCAAGTGATTGTGATGACCTTGTAGGAATCGCAATGGACGCATCACCAACTACAGATGCAACAGCAACAGAAATCAGAATGTTGGAAATTGGGCATGGTACTGTTTTTGAAATGACCGTGGCAAGTGCAACTCAAATATATGGTCAGCAATATGTAATCAGTGCAAAACAGTTACTGCTTAAATATGCCAGTACCAGTGGATTTGATTCAGCAACCAACAGTGTCGCTGTTTGTGTAGAGGATTTGGATACAGCCGGAACAAGTGTACTCGTTCAATTCATGCCTGGTGCACTCCAGAAACAGATAGTAGAGAGCTAGGAGATAAAAAATGAACAGAGATAGCATGAAAGCTTTATACGAAAATGGCGGAGAAAAAAGGTTCGCCATATCAATGATTAATAATATCAATGAGGGGAAGATTGGAACAGACGATATTTCCTTGAAAGCACTTTGGCAGGCAATGGGTGAACCATCACTCAAACAAGATCGTCTTATGGGTACTCGCAAAGTTGGAGAAGCAGACTTTTCAGAGGCAATGGCTTCCTCTGCATTCCCAAAAATCACAGGTGCATTGATCAGTAAAAAAGTTCAGGAAGGTTATGATCTTGAATACGGAATTGGTGACAAACTTGTGACAGTTGTTCAGTCCTCCGTAAAAGATGAAACTATTGTTGGATTCGGTGCTGATAATCAGATGAAAGAAGTACTTGAAGGTATTAATTACGAAGAAGGTTCAATCACTGAGAAATACCACAAAATCAAAAACACCAAAAAAGGTAGAATTATTTCCCTTACTGAAGAGATGGTTAGATTTGACCAGACTGGCCAGATGTTGATGAAGGCCCAACAGATTGGAGAATCTGCTAAATCTGATAGAGAAAAAACTATCATGAATGCAGTTCTTGAATTGACCAGTACAGGACAATTGGCAGCATGGAGACCAGCAGGGACAGCAACAACCTTATACAGCAATACTTCAACTGACCCTTATACAACTGCCACACTGGACAATCTTTTATCAACAGGTCTTGCAGACAATACTGATTTAGCAGAAGCAGCAGCATTGTTTGGTCAGTTTACCGATGAACAAGGTCTGCCTATGAGAGTAAGACCAAAAACTTTACTCGTTGCAATGGCTCTACAGCCAATCGCATATGGTATTGTTTATTCAGGTCAGAATACAATTCTAACATCACCTGCTGGTGTAAAGAATCAGTACAAAGGAACAGAAGTACTTGATTCAACTTTTATTGATCAGCAGTCTTCAGCGACAGCTTGGTGGTATGGTGATTTCAAGAAACAGTTTGTCTATACCGAAGTATGGCCTCTATCTACTTTTCAGCAAGGAAGAGATAGTGAACAGGCATTTAATGCTGATGTTGTTGCAAGATACAAAGTTAGCTATTATGGTGGTTGTGGTGCAGTCAGCAACAGATATGTAATTCAGGGAAATACATAGAATGGCAACAGCATCTGAGCTCATAGCAAAAATTGATCTTAAAATTTCGGCATTGTTGGATGACTCCAGCAATGTCGGTAATTACAAGATTGGTGATAAGAGTGTTGATAAAGGGTCTTTTCTTGCCACCTTAATGAACTCCAGAGAGAAACTAATAAAGATGGATCAGGACAGTACACCTTATGAAGACATTCGAGAAATTGCTATTGATATAAATGAGTTTGGTGAAGATAAATCTGAATATATAGGGGATGCAGACTAATGAGTTGGGATGATGATACTGATAAATTGTTGGATAATAATGATGGTGATGGTGGAACGGTTGTAACTGTCAAGAAAATTGCACAGGAATATAATTCAACATCAGTATATCCAGAATCAGCGACATCAATTATAGAAACAGCAACAGTCTTGATATTCCCTGTTAGATCAAATAATCGATCTGGATTTGTGAAAGGTCAAAAGGGTTATGTCGAAGATAGTTCCCATACAATGTTTTTTCCAGCAACTTCTTCCGTGGCAGTTGGTCACAGGATTTTTGAGTCTGGAGAAACTGATTATTATGAAGTCAACAAAGTTGGAGACTATGACGGACATAAAGAGGTAGACACTCAGAAGGTGGAAAATAGATGAAGGAATTACCCGGAAGATTAACAGAACGCCATTTGAAGTTGGCAGAAGAAAGAGGGGATAATTATATCTTTTATAAAGGTATAAATTATTCACTAAAGGAATTATATGATGGTGCAGGGATTAGCAGAACTAAACAGAAACCTAAAGTTAGTGAAAACCTTCGTGGACACAAGCTTGATAACAGCAATGGAATTGAGCCAAAACAAGGTAGCAACGAACGCAAAGAGTAGGCATGTAGTTGGTTCACAACTTTCACGACCAGAGAGAAAATCACATACTGATCCGAGATTCTACACTTGGTCAGCGGATTTGGTTAACTCTATTAAAGCTGAGAAAGTTAAAGTTTCTATTACTGGTATAACTGGAGAAGTTACTGCCAGT